TCTGAACCTTCTCTCCCTGAGACAGTCCGAACAGTGCCAGATTCACCATTTAATAAACCTGATACGCTTAACTTCGATGCAGAATGATGCGGAAGTAAAACAGACCCCACGAGGGGTCGGGCTAATTGGCAGCACTGAGCCTAGAATCCACACACCTTTACTTAAAGGTAAATCCAAAGCACAAGAAGTTGCAGATTTAGCTGAGAAAATAGGCTTACCTTTAATACCCTGGCAACGCTGGGTGCTAGATGATCTACTTACTATTGATGAAAATGATGCGTTTATCAAGAAGACTGGGTTAATTCTTGTTTCGAGACAGAACGGGAAGACTCACCTAGCACGTATGTTAATTCTGGCTCATTTATTCTTATGGGGCACTAAAAACGTTTTAGGTATGTCTTCTAACCGCAATATGGCACTAGACACCTTTAGGCAAGTTGCATACACAATAGAAGATAACCAATTCTTGAAAGATCAAGTAAGACAGATCAGATTAGCAAATGGTCAAGAATCTATTACATTATTAAGCGGCGCTCGTTATGAAATTGCAGCAGCCACTAGGGATGCGCCCCGCGGGAAGAGCTGTGGATTTTTATATCTCGATGAAATCCGTGAATGGTCAGAAGAAGCGTTTACAGCTGCTTTGCCAACCACGAGAGCTGTGCCAGGATCGATGACTTTAATGACAAGTAATGCGGGTGATGGGTTTAGCACAGTGCTTAATGATTTACGTGAACGATCTTTGTCTTATCCACCAACTACTTTGGGATTCTATGAATGGTCAGCACCACAGCACTGCAAGATCAATGATCGTAAAGCTTGGGCTATGGCAAACCCTGCACTTGGCCATTTAATAACTGAGCAGACACTAGAAGAATCTGTCAATACCAACAGCATAGAAGCTACACGTACCGAGATGTTATGCCAGTGGATAGATAGCGCTGTCAGCCCGTGGGTGTATGGATCTATTGAAGCCTGCAGTGACAGCACACTAGAGATCCCAGTTGGTCCACAAACAATTATGGCATTTGATATTGCACCGACAAGGCGATCTGGGGCGCTTGTTATGGGCCAAGTACGTGATGGCAAAATAGCAGTCGGACTTGCACAGCTTTGGCAAAGTGATGTGGCTATTGATGAAGTTAAAATGGCTAGTGATGTAAATGAATGGGCCAAGAAGTATCACCCACATATAATCTGTTATGACAAGTACGCCACGCAGTCTATTGCTACAAGACTTGAACAAAGTGGTTGGAGAATGCAAGACGTGTCAGGCCAAGCGTTTTACCAGGCGTGCAGCGATCTGTCAGATGCCCTTGCTAACATTCGCTTAGTACATTCTGGGCAACCTGACTTAGTACAGCATCTAAATAACTGTGCTGCTAAGACCAATGATGCAGGCTGGCGCATAATACGTAGAAAATCAGCAGGCGATGTTACAGCTGCAATCTCCCTGGCTATGGTGGTTAGCCAATTAACCAAACCACAACAAACTGCGCAAATCTTTGTCTAACTTGCACCAATAGTCCGATTTATGGTATAAAGTATACATATGGGTCTATTGTCTGCTTTGGGTATAAACAATAATAAAACTGTCCAAGCGCAATACGCCCCTGCCGTTATGAATGATGGTTATACATATGGTGGCGTTGGAAATACTTTTGGTTATGGTCCATTAGACCGATCATTAGCAATGCAAGTACCAGCTGTCGCAAGATGCCGCAATTTAATTGCTGGCGTAATTAGTTACTTACCTTTAGAGCTTTACAAAAAATCTACTGGCCAAGAATTAAAATCTCCATTATGGCTAGAGCAGCCAGATATTCGTCAACCAAGATCAGTCACGATAAGTGCCACCTGCGACAGTTTAATTTTTTATGGTGTCGCTTTTTGGCTTGTTACAGAAGTTTATGCAGATGATTTACGTCCTTCACGTTTTGAATGGGTAAGCAATTCAAGAGTAAATGCACAATTAAATCCTAAAGGTACGCAAGTATTGTATTACACGCTAGATGGCGAAAAAGTACCAATGAGCGGTCCAGGATCTTTAATAACATTCCAAGGATTAACACAAGGCGTATTACAAACTGGCGCACGTACAATTCAAAGCGCATTAGATTTAGAGAAGGCTGCAGCTGTAGCAGCACAAACACCTATGGCAACAGGATTTATTAAAAACACTGGAGCAGATATGCCAGAGTCACAAGTACAAGGATTATTAGCAGCATGGAAAGCAGCACGTCAATCTAGATCAACTGCATATCTAACTAGCACATTATCTTATGAGACTGTCGGATTTAGTCCTAAAGATATGATGTATAACGATGCACAGCAATATGCAGCAACCCAGGTGGCCAGAGCTATGAACGTACCTGCCTATTACATAAGCGCAGACATGAATAACAGCATGACTTATCAAAACATTATTGATGGCCGTAAAGAATTTGTTGCCTATTCACTACAGCCTTATATCTGTGCTATTGAAGATCGATTAAGCATGAATGATATTACGGCTGCTGGACATACTGTGCGTTTTAACATAAGTGAAACATTCTTACGATCCGATGATAAGACAAGATTAGAAACCCTAGAGAAAATGCTGGCTTTAGGACTTATAGATATTGAACAAGCTAAAGAAATGGAAGATATGTCACCTAATGGAAATGAGAGTGAAGATGCTACTTACGTTCAGTAGTGCAATAGAAAGCTCAGACACTGAGCGCAGAGTAATTGCTGGCAAGATTGTGCCATACGAAAGAGTAGGCAACACCTCTGCTGGCGCAGTTGTTTTTGCTAAAGACTCAATAGATATTGGCGACCCAGGCAAGATCAAAATGCTTATGCAACATAAAGCAGATAAGCCAATAGGCCGTATGCAAAAATTCCAAAAAGCAGAAGATGGTATTTACGCATCATTTAAAATTAGCGCATCTATGCAAGGTCAAGACGCATTAACACTTGCAAGTGAACAGTTAATTGATGGTCTATCTGTAGGCGTAGAGGTAACTGGATCAAAACAAACTAAAGATTATTTATATGTAACCAAGGCAACACTTAAAGAGGTTAGCCTAGTCGAAACACCAGCGTTCGCTGAAGCGAATGTAACTAAAGTTGCTGCAAGCGAAAGCGAAGCAGATGCAACATCAACTACTACGGAAAGTGAGGCTATCTTGGATACAACTCCAGAGCCAACTGTTACACCGGCAGAGGTTGCTCCAGTAGAAGCCGCACGTCCAACAATTAGTGCTGCTATCTATGCTGAGCCACGTACGCCAATTAATTCACAAGCCAAATATCTGCAATATGCAGTTAAGGCACAATTAGGAGATCACGAAGCTGGTCTTTGGGTAAGAGGCGAAGAAGCAAAAGCTCAAAAGATTACTGCAGCTGATGATTCATTTACTACTAACCCAGCATTTTCTCCAGTATCTTATGCAACAACTGTTGTAGATACTCTTATCGGATCACGCCCAACTATTGAAGCATGCGGTGGCGCTAAAGTAATTCCTAATTCTGGAATGACTATTTCACATCCCAAAATTACAACTTCAGGAACTGTTGCAGAAACCGCAGAAGGTGGTGGTCCATCTGAGACTGGTATCGTATCTGCATACGTAAATGCAACTGTTAAGAAGTACGCTGGATTACAACGCTATTCAGTAGAATTATTAGAGCGTTCATCTGATAATCCTGCATTCTTCCAAGCGATGCTAGACAACATGACACGTGCCTACAACAAGGCAACAGATGCGGCAGTAATTGCTGAAATCGTATCTGGCGGAACTCTTGCAACATCACAAGCTACTACTTATCTAGGTATCCAAGCATTTATTGCACAAGCTGGCCCAGCTGCATATTCTGCAACTGGTGAACTAGCAGCTGCATATGTTGCTGGTACTTCACAGTGGTCTCTATTGATCGGTGCAAAAGATACAACTGATCGCCCAATCTTTACATCACAAAACCCAATGAATGCTGGTGGTACATCATCACCAACATCAATCCGTGGCAATGTGCTTGGATTAGACCTATATGTTGATGCTAACATGGTATCTACAACTATTGATGATTCAGCATTTATTATTGTGCCATCAGCAATCGCAATTTATGAGAGTCCAGTATTAAGACTTTCAACAAACGTACCAACATCAGGCGAAATTGAATTGATGCTGTACGGATACTTGGCAACTAAGACACTTGTGTCTGGTGGCCTACAACGCTACAACATGACAGCGTAATAACAGCAATACTTTAATAATCCTCTGGGGTTTAGTAGCCCTAGCCCCAGGGGAGCTTTTTTAGAAAGGACAGCATGCCAGCCACAATGGTTACAACAGCCGAGTTGCGATCCAACTTAGGCATTGGCAGTTTATACAGTGATGCAACTGTAGAAGAATGCTGCCAATCTGCAGAAGATTTAATCTCTAGTTATTTATGGCATAATGATGCCCCAGTAGTCGGATCATCTATTAGTAATAATGTTGCAACTTTAGTATTAGCAAACCCTGGCATATTTGTTACAGGTCAATCAATAACAATAAGTAATTGTGGTGCAACATATAATGGCACATACACATTAACTGGATCTTTTCCAGGTACTACAGTGCCAGCATCTATTGGCACAGCATTCTGGAGTACATACGCATTTTCTTCATACCCTAATGGCTACAGCATTATCCAATACGCAAAGACAGCTGCGGATGATCCATTTCATTTTGTTAAACCATACGGCCGAGCCCTTGGCCCAGAGCATAAAGCACAGGCTTACACTGCGACCCCTGCCATAAGAGAGGCTGCGATGATCGTAGCTGTAGACATCTGGCAAAGCCGTCAGGTTTCCGCCACTGGTGGGGTAGGTATGGATGGGATCTCTGCAAGCCCATATCGGATGGGTTATCAGCTGATCAACAGAGTGCGGGGTCTCATCCAGCCGTATTCAAGTCCTAATTCACTGGTCGGCTAATGGCTGCAATAAGTACCCTACGTGGCACAGTAGCAACCGCTTTAGCAAACGCTGGAGTATGGTCTACCTTTGCATTCCCACCTGCAACCTTACTGGCTAACAGCGTAGTCGTAACACCGAGCGATCCTTATATTGTGCCAAGCAATAACAGCCAAACAAGCATCGCACCTTTGGCTAATTTTAAGATTCTAATAACCACACCTGCATTTGATAACCAAGGCAACTTGCTAGGTATGGAAAACTTTATTGTGGCAGTAGTAACCAAACTAGCGGCATCGGCCCTGGTTTACAACATATCAAGTGTCTCCGCTCCAGCTATAACTAACGCAGCTAGTGGAGATTTATTAACGTCAGAAATAACTGTATCAATCCTAACGAGCTGGAGTTAAAATGAGTACACAATCAGAAGACTTAGCCTTCTTAATTAAGACAGGCCAGATCAAAGACGCACCAAAACCAACTGCACAAACAAAGAAAGATGAGGAATAACAATGGCAATCTATTTAAATAATAACGTTGGTGTTAAGTTGGCTACCGCTGCTGCACCTACTGTACCTTCAATCGACATTAGCTCATACGTAACTAATGCCGTAATCAATCAGATCGTAGACGAATTAGAAGTAACTGCTATGGGCGATACCGCACATAAGTTTGTTGCCGGTCTACAATCAGCAACATTTTCTGTTGACTTTATCAATGACTGGGCATCAGCTCAGGTAATGACAACCTTGAACGCAGCCTTTGGTCAAACCCTATCAGTATCAGTAATTACTGTTAAAGGCACTGCCGTATCAGCTACAAACCCAACTTATCAATTCTCAATCCTGGTAAATAACTTGACCCCAATAGGCCAAGGTGGCGTTGCTGAAGTTGCAACATCAAGTCTGTCCTTTACAGTAAACTCCGCAGTAACAGTGTCATCATCGGTGGCATTCTAACTAAGGAGTAACAATGGCAAAGTTAAAAATTACAAGGGCTAATGGCGAAGTTTCAGAGCACAAAATTACGCCAGGAATTGAATATAACTTTGAGCAGAAATATGGCTCAGGAATTAGCAAGATTTTGAGGGAACACGAGCGTCAGACTGAAATATTCTACCTTGCTTATGAATGTTTACGCAGGGCTGGCGCTCAAATACCTTTATGGGGATCAGAGTTT